CATACCAAAGAAAATATCTCTTCTCCTGATACTAATTTAATTGTTGCATAAAAGTCTTCTTCCATTTGTTTTGAAGTTGATAGTGATAATTTCATAATCAAAGTTTTCTTCATTGTAAATTTTAATTCTTTCAATTAAATGATTTAAAGTATAATTTCTTTTTGATTTGTATTTAACTTCATCAGCAATATCATATAAGGTTGCTGATACTTTTTCTTTTCCTTTTCGGAGAACTCTTCCAATTGATTGCAGATTTCTTATTCTAGACTTTGAAGGTGATGCGAAGACAATATTGTGTAAGTTTCTAATATTGATACCTGTACTAAAAGTGCCATAAGAAGCAACGATAATCGCATTGGATTCTTCCTCGGTAATTTTTCTCACCAATTCTCTTTCTTCAGTATCCACTCCACCATGAATAAAAAATATTTTTCTATTTTCACTGGCACTCTTATTTATGAGTTCGTATAATGGTTGCCCATGAGTTGCAACACGATTAAACAATACAAGAGTATTTCCCTTTAAATCTAGAACTAAATTTTTTATAAAATTATTTCTTTTATCATTTCCAATTAAATATTGAACTTCCTCCTCATAATCGTTAAATTCATTATCATCGTGAGATAGAAGAAGAACTTTAATTTTTAATTGAGATAGATAACCCTTTTTAATGAGGTCATCAGTTCTAATAAGTTTATACGTTGGACCAAACAATCCTTCTAAAACTAGTTTATGAGTTTGAGATCCATCTAAAGTGCCAGTAAATCCAAATCTATATTTTGCATCATGAAGTTTATCCATAATGCTAATTAAAGATTTAGATTTAAATTGATGTGCCTCATCACCAATAACTACGTCATAGTTTTGGAAATAAGATTTATCTAATTTGTATATTGATTGCCAGGTAGATATTGTAACTGGTTTTTCTGCCTCCCTAGACATCCCGCCATAGATTTTGTGGCAATATGCCTCGGAGTTCCATCCATAGTCTTCAAAGTCCTTATACATCTGTTCTACGAGTGATGTAGTGGGGACTATGAGTAGTATGTTCTTTCCCTTCTCAACGAAATATCTAACTACAGAGTAAATCATTAAAGATTTGCCAGATGCAGTTGGAGAAAGAATTAATTTTCTTTTATATTTCAACGCATCATAAACTCCTTGTATTTGATAATCTCTTGGTTCGTGAGAGCATATACTTTTCATATAATCTTTCACTCCCTCTATAGAAATAGTAGAATCTACTTCTCCAGGAAATCCATAATATTTGTTTTCTTTGAACTCAAACTGATAGTTGTGATTATCGCAAAAAGTAATTAGTTTATCCAGTAGGCCAACATAGATCTCTCCAGTTTGAACGTTGAATAATCTAATTTTTCCATCCCAGTGCTTGCTCCTGAATTGGGGCATAAACTTTGCACCAGGAACATCGAAAGTAAATTGATCGCTCAGTTCATATTTAATGTGAGGTTCACATTCTACTTTTAAGTATATTTCATTTTTCTTGGATATAATAAGATCTGCCATATTACATTCCCGATTGGAATCTTAAGAAGTCGATTGAATTTTTAATTTGATAAGTTCTGTTGGAAATCATTTTTATAATTTCCTCCAAGTATTTTAATATTATATCATAATATTCAATTTTCATAAAAATATCTGATAGTTTCTGATCTGCTTCCAGATATCTATTCATCCCTTCTTTATCTCTTACTTTGTAAGGGAATGGTTCTTCTTTATAAACTTCTGGAGCAGATTTGCCGTTGTAGTAATTGTATCGTTCTAACTTCTTCTGCTTGTACTGAAGTTCTGATCTTTTTCTTAATAGGGAAACATTATTGTAAATTTCATAATATTTTGAGTGTAGAGATGCTACCTTTAAGGATTCGTTGTGAAGATCATCAATGTTGATTTGAGAATCTTCTTTCCACATCTCTTGAATTTTTTCAAGGTCAATCATAAATTCGGAATAATTTTATAATAAGTATATTTGAAATTAACTTGTGCTGTAAAATAATTAATATTTTCTTCTGTTGCGTCAAACTCTAAAGATGATAATGAAGTGGGATACATCCCTGTAAATTTGACTGAAAATGTTGGATTAAAATTGCTATTTAAAATTTGCAATGTAGCATCTGATTGTTCGTAAAATTCAGTTGAATTATTTGATTCTGGATTGGCAATTTTAGTTGATTTCATTAAATCATCATACTGTTCTAAACTATAAGGAAATCCTAAACCAGTCATCCAATTCCATATTTCCAAATAGTTCTCTAAATTTTCATCAACTAAAAATCTCAAATTAAAATCCCCAAAGGTCATCTTATCTCCAGGAACATCAATGTTCTTTCCATACCTTGTTTGGATTGCAGATCCTAAAGATATTGCTGGTATGTTCGCAGCATTGGAATAGAAATCAACCTTGGGTGCCTTATTCAGGTTAAACTTGAACCCAGTTGGTGATAGAAAATTTTTATTTGATGGTTGCCCACTCCAAGTACTATTCGTCATAATTTTGTGTTTTTAACTATTTATTTGCATAAAAAAAGAGGGTCCGAAGACCCTCCCCGAAACTTGTGAATGACTCACATAAGGTTCTTGATTTGAACTCTTCTGTAGTAACGGTTGGTGTTCTGTTGAATTCTTCCCAGACCAGCATTGGTGCCTTCTGCGAATGGGTTGGCAACCATACCGTATCTGGTCTTGAATCCAATCTTGGGCTGGAAGGTGTCCTGACCAACAGCACGAACCATCTGGAGAGGAACGTAAGGGCAATAGAACAGACCAGCATCATAAGGATTGGTTCCCTTGTAACCAACAACGTAATACTGCTCAGCAGCAAGGTTGGCAGCAAATGGGTCAATATAAACTCTGAACTTACCGTTAAGAACACCAGCAAAGGTATTGCCAGTATCGTCAACGTTCAGGTTGGCATTGAGAGCAGGAGTATAATCCAGCAGACCAGCCATGGTCAGAGCAGAAGCAACGTCAGCAGAACAAAGGATGACGTTACCCTTTCCTCTACGAGTTCTTTGTGCGATTGCGTTGGCATCTCTTTCCAGTTGGAACAGGAGACCCTTGAACTTCTCAACGGACCAACGACCATTTGAATCAACATCAAGGTCAAACTGACCAGCAGTTGCTACGTTGGTTTGAGCACCAGGTTCAGCAATCTTGTAGATGGTACGGATAACTTCACGGTTGATTTCAGCAAGAATCTCTGTTGAGAGAATGTTTGCTAATTCAGCCTCAGCATCCAGACCGTGGATTGCCTTAAGGTCTTGTGCCAGTTCCAGAGTGTACTCTGCCTTGAGTGCTCTTGACTTGGCAGTAACAGCAATCTTTTCGATGCTGAATGCCATCTGGTTGAACTGATCACCAGAATCTCCACCAAGTGCTTCAGCAGCTTGAGTGCTCATACCCTGACCAACTCTGTAGTCAGTTCCAACAGCACCAGCACTATTCAGAAGTGCGGGGTTAGTACCATCAGTTCTTGAACTTTCGGTGATACCAGCTCCAACGAAACCAGTGGTTCCGAAACCAACGGAAGCACCACCAGAACCTGAAACGTAACCACCTTGAGTCAGGTTGAAACCATCGTCCTGACCGGAGAATGCGGTATCAGGCTCGTTGTAGAGAGCTTCAACACCATTCTGGTCAACATACTTGCTTCTCATTGCGAAGATCAGTCCAGTAGGACCATTCATTGGCTGAACGCCAGCAAGATCATAAGCAACCAGGTTAGGCATTGAACGTCTGATCAGTGAGATCAGAACTGGATCGAAACCTGCAACTGGAGCAGATGCACCACCAGAGAAACCGGCAGCACTAGTACCACTTGGGTCAGTGTTGATGTTAGGGGCAGCCTCGGTGAGGAAACCTCTCTCTTCCTTTAAAAATCTTTCTTGGTTTTCGAGCAGAACTGCAGTAACCGCTTTTCTATAAGGATCCTTGATGTCATCAAGGCCGTTTGCCTCAAGAAGTGGTTTCCACTTATTCTGCAATTGTTCTGAAAGGAACATTTGCTTTTCTCCTTGTTTAGTCTTGTTAAAGTGTTTTTAACTACAAATATTTAGTATAATGTAGATTTCACTTGGAATATTTACCAAGTGCTTTCAAGTAAGCATTCATTTGGGGACCGTAATCCTCATCTGCTTGCTCCAAAAGAATTTCTCCTTTTGATGAAGATACTGGAACTTTTGAGAAGTATGACTCCTTCAGTGTCTCCAGTCTCTCACGATAGTCTTCTTCACTTTCAAACTCAACACTTTCCGCAAGACTTGCAAGCTTTTCCTTCTGAGTTAAAGCTAACCCTTCAGAAACATCATTTAAAATAGTGTCACTAACTGCTTCACTAAGTCTTCTATTTAACTGAACATTTCTTTCGATCTGTTCGTTGAGTTTTTCTTCCATTTCATCTAGTCTTTCGACCATTCCTTCTAGGACATCATATTTTTCTTCAGGGATTTCTACATAATGCTCTTCAAAAAGTCCTTTGAGATTAGTTAAGAACGATTCTGCTAATTGTGATCTGATACCAGTCTCAATCTGCAGTGAGTTCTCTACCATCCACTCTTCGGAAACATATTCCAGATAAGAATCAACTCTTTCAGTTAATTCTTCTTTAATGGCGGTAACTTCTTCTACAAGTTTTTGAGCATACTCTTCTTCATATGCTTCAACGATTGCGATTAACTTTTGCTTAATCGCAGCTTCAAAAATGATTGCTGCCTTATTCATAAACTCGGGGGAAAGATCCTCTCCTTCCATCAGAGCATTGATATCGTCAGAGTAATCTACTCTTTCAGATACAATCTCATCGAGTTTCTCTTCTAATGAAAGAATATCTTCAGCAATCTCTTCTACTTCTTCAGTCTCAATCTCTTCTTCTTCAGAGATGTACTCTTCATCCTCAAGTTCAGTCTCCTCATAACTCATAGCACCTTTGTTAGCAACGGGCATAGGATCGGGAGCCTTAGCACCCTTATTTACGACGTTGCTAACTCTGGAAAGAGTTCTTGCAGGGGTCTTGAGTTTGTTCGACTCATCTTCTGGTCTTGAATTTTGAGGAGTGGGACCTCCGAGATCTTCTACAGAATTATTAAGACCTTCACCTGGAACTGTGCCTTTTGGCATTCCTTCAGCAGGCTTAGCACCTTTGTTTACTGCAGTAGTAGATTTTTTAGTAGATACTTCCATTTCTTGTAAATCGTTACCGACACTCATTTTTATTCTCCGAATAAAATCTTTAATTAATTTATTCTATATTTATTTATAAATTATAGATTTGAAAGATAGTCATTTAATAGTTTGAGTTTATTGTGCTCACTCAACTTTCTTGCTTTGGTAAGTCTTTCAATTTTCTGCCTTGTTTCTGCCGCATTCATTTCCTTTAGGATTCCACCATCCCATACCCATTCTTTTCCTTCCATAATTCCTTGAACGAAGGCATCAGGTGCTGATGGATCAGCAACAATGTCAGCAGCAGTTGCCAGCATAAAATCTTCACCGACATACTTAATTCCATTCTTCTCAACTAAAGAACCAATTCCTCTAGATGAAACTCCAAGAGTTACTCCCTCACCTAAAAGTGACTTTGCAATGTTTCCCATTGGAGTATCAAGAAGTTTTGCCTTTCCAATGAAATTATTACCCTCTCTATGAAGAGAAGTAATCATATGAGAAACTCTATCTAAATTTACAGTTGGACCATCTGGATGACCGAGTTCTCCAAGTGCTCTTCCTTTAGAAATGAAACTATCGTTATATCTTTTTACTTCTCTCTCCATAATAGAAAGAGGATAGTTTCTACCATTTCTATTAGTAACTTCTGCCTGAAGGAAAGGACCTTGAATATACAGGGTCTTTATTCCATTCTTTTCTTCAGTAATAATTTCTACTGATTCGATTTCTTCTGTGATAAGTTTCATTTTTATGCCTGGGATGAGATTTGTACTTCTGAAATAAAGACATTCGCAGTTCCACCTTGTCCCAAGGCAGAAACTTTTACACTTCTTGCAACTACCGCACCTGTTACTGTAACTACTCCAACCACTGAAGATGAGTCGTGATTGATAGTAATTGAACCGCCATTCTTTGAAAGTACTTCTACGTGTGAGGTATTAATACCAGATGTAGTTGCACCTTCTACTGATACATAATCTCCAACTACAAATGGATTTCCGTAATTTTCTCCGAATAGAACTGTAGTGGTTGCTCCAGTGGTAATTCCAGAAATTTGCTGTCTAGCAACTCTTTCCTTAAGGACTTCTGGTTGAGAAGTTACAATATGAAAATCTGAAGCAGTAGCAGAAGGACCTGTTCCAATAGAAACTGTTGCATTTGCAGCAGCAGTTGAAATTCTCAAAACACCACTTTTCAGTGAAATGGCATCACTGGTTGATGCTGCCCCAGTTGTAACACCAGTTAATGGTGCAATTGTTTGCACTATTTTGTATGACATTCTTATAATTTGACAATATTAAGTATTTATTATTTAATCAAGTTAGGTCATAAAAACTCAAAGAACCAATAATATCCCCAGTCCCAGTCAATACTCTTGCTGCAAGAGTATAAGTATCACTCACCTTTGCTTGTGTTCTTCCAAGTTGTAAATCCCAGTTATATTCTTGTTCGGCTGCAATTGTTTGTGCTGCAGATCCACCAAAAATACCAGTATCTGCACCTACGGCATAACTATGATGAACGATTGTTCCACCAGTTAATGTGGTTGCACTGATATCTCCCTGAACATTAGGTGAGTCAGTTGATGACCAAGATGCATTAGTGAGAGTTGCATTTTTAATAACTACAATCTCAAATGAATCCCCATCGGTTGATGTAGGAAGAACTGCATATTGTTTCAGGATAACAACTGCATCTTCTCTTCCAGGTGCAAGACGAATACTTGCAAGTGGTTCAAATGATGTTCCGACTGTTGCATCAGATGTTCTTCTTACAATTCTTTCTGAAACTTTCTTTTCATAACCACCATTAGATTGAACTGATATACAAATCTGTTTCATCATAGATGATGATGTTGTAATACCAGTATTGAATATCTCATAACGACAAGGAAGTGTCGCAGTCGTCAGATAAACACTATCAAGAACATTTGCGTGATTGAATATATGTGCAATATGTGCGTTTCCGTCAGCATTAATAAAACCAACTCTAATTGCACCTGCACCTAACCACTCATATTCTGTAAAGAATATTTGAACCTTTGTTAAATCTAAAGTAACACCACTTGGACCCGTTCCATCCATTTTGTCTCTATTCCATTGTGATTGAGGAACAGAAATCGTTGTTCCAATACCAGAAATTCCTGTACGTTTGATGATATTAACTTGAGAACCATCTAGTTCCAACATCACACCATTTTCGGATGATGCGTATCCTGCTCTTTGAACTAGATTTTCTTTTGCAGGATTGAATACAAATGTTTGAAGAACTTGAAGTGATTTTCCTGGTAGATATGGAAATACTCTTTTGGTTTCACGAATTATAGAACATCCTGCGGTTGTTCCTATTGCAAGTGATGTAGTGCTTTGTGCGGTTATAATACCAACAGTAGAACCTGCACCAACAATTACATCACTAAATTGACCATCAAGGTCATAACGATTTACATTATCAAAAATTGTATATGGTTGTGATATTTTTAATCTACCAAATAAATCTAAATTGAAGTTATTTGCTAATGATACAGATACAGTAGAACTAGTACCAACTATTACTGGTAGAGGATTTGCAGTACTTACTGCAGAAGTACCAATACCAGTATTGACTACTACATTCGCTGGTTGTGGAAGAGGATTGTATGACATTAGATTATAAACCAATTAGAACCGTTATAAAAATAAGTAAAACTTTGGTGGTTGGAATTCATAATAACTGAAGTATTATTCTCAACACTTTGTCCAATACCTGTTTGAACTGTGATATTATATGTAGATATATTATTTCCTTCGTCCTTTACCGTAATTTTTTTACCAATACTTGGAGATAAAGGAAGAACTACTGTAACTGGGACATTCGCACTTACACCAATATAATCATCAGTATTTGATGCTTGATAGTATGTGGTAATACCAGTGATAGATACTACACTTGTAATGCCAACAGCATCACCAACCCATTTGCCAGATGATGCATCATACTTCAAATAATAACCATTATTTTTCGCAGAATTTCTATCAACATCATCCAAAAACTCAAGACGAGTTTCACCACCTCCACCTAATGTGGAAAGTTGTTGCTGAATACGATTGAGGAAGAGTTTATAATGATTTTGTAAATCATCTAAAGTTGCAAATTTTTGATCCAAAGGAGTTAATGGATCATTTTGCTGTTTAGTATTCGAGGGCTCTGAAAGAAGACCTAAAGACTTTTCAATTAAACTTTCTTGAACTTTTTCTTTAGGTTTTTTAGAACTAATTTTAGTTTCTTTTAACCCGACTTCTTCAGACAATGGCTTTACAAAATCTTCAAAAAAGGAATTTCCAATGATAGAATCTATCTTATCTTTTTTTTCCTTTTTTTCGGATTTTACTGCTTTGAAAAAATCAAGTAGATCAACATTGATTTCTTCCACTTATCACTCCTCTTCTACTGGTGTTCCGAATAATGACTGAGCAATATATGGAGTCACACTATCAATATTCTCACTAGATTTTGTGAATAAAATTTCCTTTATCTTATCTGAAATTTCTTCTGATGAATTATCGGATAGAATAATATCCATCAATTCCTGACTAGATTCCATAAATGACCTCAAATGTATAATTTATTTATATCTCTGCTGCCTTGGCATCTATTTTCATATCCTTGTCTGCAGACACTTGAGGTTCCATAGGAACTTGTCCCAGCATTTGCCCGTCTGATCCAGGTATCATTGGTTGCCCATCTGGACCAATAGGAGGAGCAAGTTTTGGATCTGGGTACAATCCTTCGTCAATTTCCTTCTTCATCAGTTCATTCTCATCTACGATCTCTTGGTCGGTTTGACGAAGAATTTTACGTCTTACATAATCTTGGGAATAGTATGTTCCAATATATGGTTGAATTGCTACCATCAAGTTCAATCTTTCGTTCATTAATTCAGTATCTTTCAATTCAGAAAAATGACCGTCATATAAGTAATCATATTGAATGTGATCACTCATCAACTCCCAATCTTCTGGAGTTACGATATTCTTTAGGATTAGTTGTGTTTTAAGGAGATCGTGAAACAGATTGCTAAATCTCTTTCTCAATCTTCCTACAAACTTACCAAACATTAATTCATCACGTAGAATCTCTGAAGATCTACCTAAATTGAATCCACCATCAGAGGCAGTTCTTGATTCTGGAACATTTAATGCTCTGAAGAGTTTCTTTTGGAAATATTGAACGTCTGTGAGTTCTCCTAGGTTTTGACCTCCAGGAAGTGTGGTGATTTCAGTTCCTCTACCACCTTCACGACGAGGTAGCCAGAAGTCCTCCATCATAGACATCATCTTTTTATCGTCACGCATTTCACCAGTATTGGCATCATAAACAAGTTTATTTCTATACCTATTCATAACTTCACGAAGATATTGCTCTGCCTTGACTTTAGGTAGATTGCCAACATCAATGTAGAAAATTCTACGTTCTGGTGCTCTTGAGAGACGATAAATCACCAAAGAGTCCTCAATCATTCTTAATTGATTGAGTGCCTTAATTGCCTTATGAAGATAGGATAGAGTAAGTTGTCTGTTCCTATCGACAAGACCAGATGTTACATAGGTAATCGCATCCTTTGCGATTTTAATACCTCTATTAGTAGAACCTACTTTCTGAATAGTTCCCTGTGGATAGTATATAAAATACTCGTCAATTTCTGGTTCTTGGAATGATTTTGGATTGCTTGGATCAATATTATTGAGATAATTTCCTCCCAAATTCATTTGAGATTTATCTTTCTTCTGCTGTCTGATAAATCTTGTTTTAAGTGCATCAATGTATCGTAAATCTTGAATTCCTTCGTGAGGTTTCTGGAGATCAATTACTTTGTGATATAATAGTCTTCCGTCAACGTACCAATTCTTGAATATTTCGTGAGACTTCTTATCGAAGTCTAGTAAATCCTTAATATACTTAAACTCTTCTCTAATAATTTTTTTAAGACCATCACTAGCATTTAGATTGCTTAGTTCAATTTCAACAGGGGAATCATTTAGATCACTTACAATTGCCTCATTCACAACGTTCTCGATGGCACTATCACACTCTGGGTGAAGTGCCATCTCACGATATCTCTTAATTAAATCGTATTCATTTCTGAATACACCTTCAATATCTACATATTGACCGTAAAAACCACTAGTCAAATAATAATCTGCCCCGTCCTCATTATTTTTGGGGACGGGGGAGACTGCATTCTTTGGTAATTTATTATCGTCCTCTATCGAGAATCCAAATAATCTTGTCATATTATAAAATTAAATCTTTCTACTATTTAGATTACTTGTCCGACGTTGCTTCCATCATAAGATTCCCACCACTGAACTTGAAGATCTACGGTGAATTCTTCAATTTCATTTTCATTATTGTAAGAAAGTTCAATCTGGGATACGTTAGTTGGGAAAACACTATGAACAACGTACTTTCTTAAAACCCCAATATCACCACCGGCAGATCCTTTTTGATTTAATCTGTCTGCAGCTTGTCTGGAAAGTTGTGCAACGTTCATGTCAACCATATATGAACCTGGATCAGTAGTTCCACTTCCATCAGAAACTTTAACGATATAATTCATCCATCTTTCGAAGAATGTTCTCCACTTAAAATCAGTATCGTTAATAACTGTAATCGACCAAACATCGAATGATCTGTCACCAGCAATCTTAAGGGTTCTGCCTCTAAATGGAACTGGAATTTCACTGATAGTTGATGCAGGAAGACCTGCGGTTTTAATCAACATCAGATCTTCAACTGAAATTAGGTTCTCAACTCCTAAAGTAGCAAAAATATTTGACGCAGTTCCATCTGTTGTGGATGCCTGCACGCTGTTTTGCTCTGTACCAAAACTTACTTCGAATAAGTTACTGCGAGCACCACCACCCTTTAATTGGGTTTTAAATTTTTCAATTGTTCTATCTGAAAATGATGGCATTGTTCTTCTCCTTTAAATTAAACGGTTCCGACGACAGTTTCAAACGAAACACCAGTTCTAGTCGCAACAAATGTCAGACCAATAAAGTTGATAGAACGGGCAGGTTTTACATATATATCTGCAATAAACTCATTTCTGTCGATTACTGCAGGGGTATTGTTAGTTTCGTCACAAACAAGTAAGAAATCAGTAATTCCACGCTTTGCTTGAACGTCTCTTAAATATGGTTCAACAATATTAATGAAGTTTGCTCTTGTTGAGGCATCGTTGAACTCGAACAGTTGATCGTCTGCGGCACCTCTAATTGCTTGTTCGATTGTGATGAATAATCTACGGACGTTAATTCTATCGAATGCTGAAGGATATCCAAGGGCAGTTTTATCTCCGAAGAGAATTGTTCCTGATCCAGGATAAGTGATTACTGGGTTTACTCTATTTGAATAGAGTTCATCACGATCATCTTGATCTGGGTTGTAGGAAAGTTTAATAGTGTTCTTGAAGGTTCCTCTAACCTTTCCTGCTGGTGAGTACCAGGGGAACTGATTGATATCAGTTCTTACGCAAAGACCAGCAACATCTGCAGAACAAGGAATATAAACATATTGCTTGTTAAATCTGTCATAGATGTATTGATAACCAGAATCAAATACTGCGTATGAAGATGATGATAATGGAGTGAAGAACGAAAGAACGTTATTCAGTTTATTAGATTCAATCGCAACATTTACAGTTGCTGATCTATAAGGAGAAATAAATGCCAGGCAGTCCTTTCTATTTTCAGCAAGTGAAATTAAATAATTTGCCTTTGCCTGCTCTGTTTCTATAGAACCTGAAGCACTTCCCTGGAGTAAGAAGTTTAATGGCACTTCAGTTGGATTAGAAAGTTTATCTAGGGCATCTGTGATGTCACTTAATGAAGCAGAGAAACCTCCAATATTTGAATCACCACTATAATCTTTACCGCCTGTTATAGTGAAGGAAACATTTCCGACAGAGTTGAAATGAACCTCATTAGATTCTTGTCCCCATCCATTTACTCCTGTGGAAACTGGAGTAAATTCTGAAGAGAACTTGGAGGCAACTTCAGAAACTCCCCAATAAGCATCAGTTCCCATTACAGAACCTGCATAAACATATCTTGAGTTTAGTGCAAGATAATCCTTATAGTAAACCTTTTCTGAAGGACTAACCTCAGCATCAGTTGCTTTTGATAAGTTTCTGAAGATTTCTAAAATTTGCTGTGGATTTCCTGCAAAGTTAGATGCTCTTGTGTTATCAACAATGGCAACATGCATAGCATCGTTGCTTCCTCCTCTAGAGGTTACATATTGATTTGTTCTTGGTTTAGGAGCAATTGACTTCCAGAGAATTGTCTGTCTATCACCATTTGCAGTACTTAAAACATACTGCTGATTGTACCAATCAGACACTGTAGATGGTTGAATTGTTCCGGAGTTAGAAACTCCAGTGACAGTCATTATCTCATTACTTGCTGGGTTGATTAAGTAATCCCCAGAACTTACGTTACCAAGTGAGTCTAATTCTAAAGTTGTTGCAGTACTGGAAATCCCTGCAGAGGCAGTTACATCTGCTGGTAATGATGATAAAATCTTGATTGTAGCACCATCGTTGTGATCTTCTGCTTCAGTTCCAAATGCACCTCTTGTTACTGTAAGTTCATTACCATTGATTGCGGTTACATCTACAATTTCACTATCGATCAGAAGGAATTTTGCAGTTGTAATTCCAGTGTTGCTTGAGACATATAATATATCATTTACAGAATTAAAAACTTCAGATCCTGCCATATCAATAGTTGTTGTTCCATCAACATTTAATGTAGTTAAAGTTTGACCTGATCCAACAGATGCAGCAGAATATGTGCTTAATCCTGCACGAGTGAGTGTTACAGCAGTAATTCCAACTCCAATTGATCCATTGATATAGATTGGATTTGTAGTTCCGAAGGCATAAGTTCCTCTTTCGGTATATTCCTGATCGGTCTCAACTCCACCAATAACTTTATTTGTTACTTTAACGTAGAATTCGGAGTTTCCAATTCCAGAAACAATACCCTTCAGGTGTCCTCCAGTAATTGCTTGTGTAATTCCAGCACCAACTGTAATTGATGCAGTGCTAATTCCTGAGAAAGTTTGATCGGCAAAATTATCAACTACACATACTTTGATCCCATCAGCCCAATATCCTGGATTTTTTGAAATCCAATATGAATTGAATGAAATTGCGTTCTGATAATCTTCGAAGTTTTTGATCTTTGTGCTAGTTGAAGCAGCACCAACTGCAGCATTAGAGTTCTTAAGGTTGTCAGAATCTGCTCTAACTACCTTTAGACTTCCACCGTATGAAAGGAAATTTGATGCTGAATACCAATATTCGTAATGGTAATCGTTCTTTGATGGTGATCCAAAGACATTTACTAAATCGTTTTCAGATCTAATTGTTACAACTTCTTCTACTGGACCTCTTTCAAAAGGTGCTGCAATTCCAGCTGCTAAAGGAGAAGTTGCATTAACTGAACCTCTAGTTAAATCTACTTCTCTAATTGTAATACCTGGAGATGATAAGCTTAAAGCCATTTTGACTCCTCTAACTGCTTCATTTTTTATCTAAAAGTATTTATAAATTTCCCCTTTTACCTATATTCCCACATAAACGATCTGTCTCCATACTCATCAACCTTCCACAAATCTCCATCAGCATCTGTAAATTGATTATCGTCATCAATTCCAGTTAGGATGAACCCAAAAGGTGCCATATCCTGATCTATTTGCTCCTTCTGTTCTTCATATAGCCTCTTCCTAACATCTTGATCGGTAAGTTCTTTGAAATAGTCCTGTGCGACCAACCAAGCATAGATCACTAGGCACATTGCCAAATCATCATTACAACCGTCTTCTGCCTCAAATGAGTTGTGTTTCTGAATGAATGTAGTTAGTTCACTAATGATCTCATAGTCATTGAAGATTAGTTTGTCTTCCTCAATCATAGTCTTGAGGTTCATACAACCAATCTTCTTTACGGTTTTAGACATCTTAAGACCTAATTGAGTTTTCTTTCCAGAAAAACCTTGTCCTACTATTTGACCTGCTCTACCTCTCATCGAGCACATCAAAACATTTTGATATTCTAGATCATAATTTAAAATAGAAGCTACTTGGTCTCCGACATCATTGACCTCGCAAAGGATAAAAGCATTATTGTACGCTTTAGCAACCTCGTGAATGATGCTTGGGAATAACATTGGTTTGATTTCATTGTTTCTGTATTTTGCTACTATTTTATGCGGAAACGATGTTATATCAAACACAACGAAGGCAGAATAATCATTACCAACACCTCTGGCAACGTCTACCGTAATTACATAATCTCTAGTTTTTTCCGATTCAAAATATATATCCAATCCCTTATTTCTTTTAATTGGAGAATCATATACCAAACTCTTTAATTTGCTTGGGGCAATCAAAGTATCAACTGATCCTAAAAATTCGCACTCAAACTCAATTTTAAATTGCTGTTCTGATGTGTTCGCAATTGTTTGTGCTTTCCAATTTGAATCTCGTCCAGGAACCTCAGACCAATGAACTTCAGTTGGAACGTACTCATTCTTACCACGTTCAGCATCGTGCCAAAGTCTATAAAAGTGATTCATACCGTGAGGGGTAGAAACAATTATAACTTTGGTAGATTGACCTGAAGAAATTGTGGGATAAACAGACGCAAAGAAATCATCTGCTAAGTGATTTTGAACGAACGCAAATTCGTCCAAGAAAATGATATTATAGGAACCACCTCGAACAGCAGACGCTGATGTTGATGCTGCAAGAATTTTGGAACCATTTTCTAGTTCCATAGAACCCCTGTTCCAAGCAAGAATTCCTTGCTGTAACCACTTTGGAAGGTTCTCGTAGGCAGTCTGCAACCTAGATAACAAATCTCTAGCAGTAGATGCCTTGTTTGCTAGGATAGCAATGTTTACATTGTCATTAAAAAGAGCATAATGAAGTAAGTATGACACAACAGTTGTAGATTTGCCTGTCTGTCTAGGCATCTTACAAATGTTAAATCTATTATTATGGAAATTATTGATTAAATTTTCCTGGAAATTATATGGTTTAAACTGTTGTAATCCGTGGTCTAGGGTAACAATTTTAATATAGTTTTTGGCAAAATATACGGGATCATTCTTACACTTAACAAATTCTAAAATTTGATCTTCACTAAATTCAATTGGAGTATTTGCCTTTTTTAGTAAAGGGTTTCCAAGATATACATTCTGACTAGACATAATTTATTAGCAGTTCCAGGCTCTTAATGATTTATTGATTCTTGAATTTGGATCGTTAGCAGTTTTTGAGGAAGTAAGTTTCTTCTTCATTCCTGACATACGAGCACAAAATGACGCCCTGCGGGGATTACCAACCTTCTTTGAAGGTGCCTTAAGGTCGCTTCCAGGATTTTCTCTTTCGTAGGATTTTCTTCCTTTTTCATTGAGACCACCTGAAGAATTCTTTCCCTCTTTACGTTGCCAAGCAGCAACTTCAGTCATAAATTGGGAATATGTTTTTCCTTCTGATACTTCTTCATCACTAGACATATATTCTGCTGCAGTATCAATAAAGTCTGCTGCTCTAGTGATTTTTGATTGTACCCAAGCAGGCAGTTGCTGATCTCCCTTCTTAACTAATTTTCTTAAAATATTAATTGACCTTTCAATTTGATCGAATTCAATTCTTGCCATATATCCTTCTTCATCCTTCTTCTTTCCACTTGCAATCTCTTTATGATCTTCATAAATTGCAGATTCATTTGTTGGATGGAGAGAAGCAATACTATACTTTCTCCACATATTGGGACCCCAAGAGCACTCTGATTCTGTCTCGTGCTTGTTGCATAATAAGCAATATCTTTTTCCAGCAAGAAGTTCTTTATTATTATCTAAAGATTCTTTGACAGAAGACTTCTTCCTTTCCATCTTTTTTAATCTACTATAATAGTCTGGAAGTTCATCTAAATGCTGTAGAGCAGTTATCTCTGCATTTTTCTTACTAGTAGTATGCTCGAATTCAACTTCAGTTCCAAGTTCAACTTGCTTGTTGATATATTCCAATGAAACATTATGCTTCTTGGCAATTTCTTCTGCAGTTTTATATGGTCTTGTTGGACCCTTGGGATCTTTCATAGTAAATACTACTCTTCAATATTATTTAGAAGTCCTTGTTTTATAAGTTTTGATAACTCTGCTGTCGATCCTACAAACAAAGCATTATTTACTGTAGTGGGACTTCCCTTCACTGGGGCATCAAGATCCTTCATTTTCTTTTGAAGATCTAACAATTTGTCACTCACATCTCCAACAGACTTGATTAATTGACCGGCAACTTCATATGCTCTGGGATGATCTGAACTTTGTGCTACCTCCAAAATTCCATTAATTGCTTCCTGACCCTTTTCTATCAAATTATATAAATTTGCTCTAGTATATTCATAATCTTTTCTTGGATCATCTGGAACTTCTACAGAAGATACCTCAACTGGTTCGACGGGTGACAAACTAGTTTCGATATTAAGTGATTGTTCTATAGCATTGAATTTATTTTCTTTCATAATTACGCATCAACATCAGTTCCTAGTGAAGTACTAAATTCTTTGAAGTCTCCAAAATTTTCTAATTGACTATTGAATCCAAAATCATCCCCATATTCAATTAGAGGATCATCGAGTGAGTTAATAACTCCATCATCATTATAATCTTGAAGTGCCTTTGGAGTTACGGTATATCTCATCTCTCTCTTGGCATTCTTTATTGCATCTGTAGCATAATCAACTTGAACTTTCTTAATTAATCCAGTAGAATCATCTGGGATTTGATTGAAGATATAAGTTTTTGCTGTGAAACTTAATGTATAATAAATTAGTCTTCTCTGATTAAAATCTTCTTCATAAGTATCTCTAAAATTAATTCTATTTAATATAACAGGAATATCCTTAACTTCGTTTATTTCGGAAATCAAATTAACACTCAAATTAAATGATGGTTGGAAGAATGGTATAATTTGTTCTATGATCTGAAGACAATCATCTTGTATTTTTGAGACGATAGTTAATTCAAATCCAATATCATAAGGAACTGGAACGTAAATATTTTTTATTTCCTTTCCATCTACAGAACTAGTTCCTTTGAAAGTTTGAATTGTTGATGATTTTCTTGCAGATGCATACTCAAGGGAAATCATTTCAAACGACATTCTAGGAAGAGTAGTTGCAACTCTTCTATTTCCATCTGGAGATTGTTCTACTCTAGATAAAAACTTTTGTATTGGTCCATATGCTAATGGAACTTTAAAAGTCGATAAAGAATTATCATTAACATCGTTATGATGTATCTTTATATTATTAAATAAAGTTCCAAAAGCAACTACTGTCTTGTGAATACATTTATTATAAAAATAATCTCCAAGCATTTTAAAATTCCCTTAACTATACTATTTAATAAATTACACGTCTCCAAATGGATTGGATTCACTGAAATCTATGATTTGGTCTGCTTCGTTCTCTATATTTTCATTATCATCATATTTAGTAGAAGATGTTGGAGATTGATAATTTGAAATAATATATGTGGAATTTGATGTTTCTCCTGTGATAATTTCACCAACCACAAAATCTGATCCAATTCCAGATATTTTTAATTCTCTTGTAGTTGGATTCCAATTTTGAACCATTCCAGTTATGTTAGTAATTGAAGATGTTACATTCTCACCAAAGATAAAGTTTCCACTAGAAACCGTGGAACCTGCAGAAATTGTAATCGTTGGTGCCTCTGTATACCCGTAACCAGAATTAATAATTCTTATTGATTCAACTTGCCCCGAACTATTGATTGTAGATTCTGCTATTGCAGTTATTCCTCCCCCAACTGGAGATGAAAATACAACTGTAGGTGCTGAAGTATATCCTGATCCTGAAGATGTAATAGTAACTATTCCAATATTACCATAATCAGATATTGTGGGATTGACTTTTACTCCACTTCCACCACCTCCAAAAAAAGATATTGATGGTAAATCAGTTGCTGTGTATCCAGATCCAGGATTTGTAATATAAATTCTATCTAAACTTTTTTTGGATAAAAGACTTCTCTTTTCAGTCATTATTCCAACTGCTTGTGCCTGAATACCAGTTTCTGGTTCTTCAATTATAATAGTTGGAGTGGATATGTATCCATACCCACCGTCAATAACATCTATTTTTTGAATTCCTCCATTTAAGACGGAAGTGTATGCTGTAGCAGTAGATCCTATCCCAGATAAAGTTAGTACTGCAGTATATCCAAGGTCCTTTAGTTGAGAATCTATATCAACAAGTCCTGTGTCAATTTCATCATCCTCAATTTCATAAACCTCACATCTCAACTCATAAACATAATTTTTCTGAAGTTGATAGAATGGTTTTCTATTTTCAACGTACTTAATTTCTAATAAACTATCACTCAGTGGAACATATACCAAGTCACCTTCATTAGGACGTAACGAATTCTTTATATTTGGTATATTTTTCATTAACTCGGAAATATAAAGTTCAAATCTTTCTTTAGAAATTATCAGAGACATTTCATCAGTAACTTTAACTCCAAATTTACTCATCAAAACACTATTTGCATCAAATCCTTCATAATTCATAACGTATGCCTCTATTGGAAAGGCATTTTTGAATTTGGAATAAATTACATCTCTGATTACTTTTCCTTCCGAAAAAATTTGTCGGGGTAGATAATAAACATCTACCCCATAAATTTTTAATTGTTCGTTAATTAGATCCTGAACGAGATCTTGCTCGGAGTTGGATCCTTGTAGGAAAAATGAATTTAACATATTATCCGATTAAATCCATAGGAGGTAATTCAAATTCTAGCATCATACGATCTTGGATATCTTGAAGATCCTTCAATGCATCATCATAAATTTGTCTTCCATTTAACTCAACTCCCCCAGGAAGTTTTACTCCTTGGAATTTAATTAGATTTTGTCCCCACTGCCTCTTAATTAATGCTGTTAGATATAATTTAAGGAATGAATCATTCCATACTTTAGTGAAATCATTTGGATCTAAAATTCTATAACATTCTATCAGTAGATAATCATCTACTTGTAAAGTATCCCAACTTGTATCCAAATATAACCTATCTTGCCTTTTATTAAATCTAATTCTCCTTTCTGGATTGACTATCCAATCAATATCTTCAAGATATCTCTTTGTGACATAATAGTTTAATAGTTCTGTTGAACTAAACCAGTAAATATCGTTTAAGAACAATTGATAATTTACATTAAAAAGGTTTGATGAAATTGTTCTATTGTCAAGTTTAAATACTCTCTCAACACCAATTACAGTTTCTGGAACTTGAATATAATTACTATTTTCTTCCCAAGCAAATGTACCAATTCCAGAAGTTCCGTATGTAGTAACTATACCAGCAGATGTTTCTCCACCTCTAGCACGACCTCTATCCTTATCTTCTTGAGTTAATTTATACTTGAGAAACATTTTTTCAACACCATCAAAATGCCTCTCCTGGAAATATTGCAGAGCATCATCAACTAAATCATCAAGTTGCTCTTCTGCAATATTAATTTCCAATACAGGAGCACCAAGTTTTCTTAAGCAATAATCGATTAATTCTTGTCTTGATGCAGGTTTTGCCATTATTCAAACACTTTTTAGTTATTTATTCCGTTGGCATTAGATTTAAATTCTGAATCATCTCTTCTAATGCAAAATATAATTTAACATAACACTTGGAGATATTTTTCAATTCATTCATATCATTGCAATTTTCAATTTCTCTAGATATTTTTTCATATTCAAATAACTTTGAAATACTAGTTAATTGCACGGAATCACTTTCCATCAATAATCTCCTTAAGTAAATTTTTAATTTCTTCAATTGAAGACTTTAATTCGACTATATCGGATTTGACCTTATTGAATTCACTATCCTTTTTCTGTCTTAGTCTTCTATTTCGATCATAATTGACAGATTCTACAGAATCTGTATTAATTATTGCATTAGTATCCAAATCTCGGATTAGATTTGGATACCCATCAACTTTAGCATATTTTTTTATCATTTAAGTGCTATCACTCTCAAGTCTTTTAATATTGGTGAATAAGATTGATTTCTTGATGTTCCAACTATCTTAATTGAGAACGAAGTAAATTCTGGCAAGTTATCAATACTATATGTATAATCACGATACTCATCCTTTAAACTTTCTGGAACAAATTCATCGGGTCTTCCATTATTATTTTCAAAATTAATTATATTTCCATTAATATCTAAATTATTATATCCTGGGAACAATCTCCAAATTTGATCGTTATCTGGTGACTTATCATCAAAAATCTTGTAAAGAATTCTAATATCAGAATCAACATTTCTATAGGCAGAATGGAGAACTTTTAATGATGTAGCAGATTCTGTGAGATTAATTCTCTTAGAAATGTAAATAAATGCATTTGGATCATTTACATTTGAATTGATTCTAGAATCAGTTTTATAATCTGCAACCCCTTTATTAATTCTATAATTTTCAGCAAATGCCGAAGCAGAATCTAGATTAATAATTGGGGATAGATATGTGTTTGAAGTATCTAAATTCAATTGAACTGTGAAAGATTTTCTATTAGTAAATTGTGATGATGGTAGATATTCCAATTCATTTACTCTAGAGCAAACCATTCTAGGTGTTTTGAATTCATTCACTCCAGTGATAGAAACTGCATCAAATCCTTGATCGGCAAATGAAACTTCTGTTCCAGGCAAACTAGACACACTGGTTGAAGATACTGTTCTCACTGAAGAGGATACTGATGTTGCCTCATACTTAGTAACAAGATCCTCAGAAAACTCAAGCATACTAAATTGAATGTTCTTTGTGGCATAAGCATTAGTTCCACCACCGAATTTAGTAGATTCAAAAACTGGTCCAGAATCTGAAATTTGAACGTAGTAACTGTCAATAGATGGATCAATAATACTATTAAATGTAGTATTAATTTCTCTTAAATCAATTCCATTAAACTCATACTTATAGACTTGTGAATTTAGAGGATGATTTGCTGCTACTGTTCCTAATAGTCCTCTAGTAATGTTAATTAATTGTCCTCCTGTTGCTTCCTCATAAGAAATAATCTCATCATTAATTTTAATATATCCTGGGTTAGCTGCTTCAACTGGAATATCACCAAAAACATTAAATCCAGAAATTGAAGAGAGATCAATTGGACCACTTGAGTCTTTATCGAGTTGAGAGGTCAATTTCACTGGCAATCCATCTGGTTCAATGTCAGAAATAGTTACCTTATTATTTTCAGAATACATTCCATGGTTTGGATGATAAACCAGGATATGACGACCATCATTATATGGAGAATCTGCAGATGATGATAATGCTGCAATCGGATTTGTTGGAAGTTTATTTTGTAATGATTTTGCAGACAATACTGCATTTGTGAGGAATGCAGTTCCGCCAGTCTTAGAGAATTCTGCACGATTTAATGTGAATTTTAAATCTTCCTCTTGAGTTGGAGTCCAAGTGGAACCATTTTGAGATTTAAATATTGAACCAAGAGAAGGTTGCTTACCAATGATAATTTTTTGTATCTCTGGTAATGAAGCAGTTGAGATTTCAACTTGTCCCACTCTAGATACCCAAACATTATAGGAATCGCAATCGGAGATGAGAACAACAGCATATTCCCTTCCACCCTCTAATCTAGTCAAATTATCAAACTTGAAGTTGGTGGCAGCAGATCCATCGGCACTTATACTAATCTCACTTGGGTTCAACACTTTCGACAGAGATCCAACAATTTTATCTGGACCTCCTGGAATTCCTGAAGATACTTCTCTAATTTGAAGTTCGACTGGAATTGTATCATCTTTAGAACCAAAGAAGATATCAACAGAGGTTACAAATACTCCTTGCTCCTCTGGTACATTAAATGTTTGTGCTAGAGGATCTGCGTAGGTTATTCTAGTTGTAGTAATTCTTTCTCCTTCAGAGATAAAGTTTGCCTCTGCAGCACTTGTACCTTGAGGAGAAACCACTTTTGCGGTTGTGTTTCCGGTTTCAAAAGTAACATCACTTTCTTCTGGATTTGGTATGAAGAATGCTCCAATTAATGCTCCGTTGTCATCACTTACCAATTCCACAGAGGAAACAGTTGCTAATGCACCAGAAGATTCTCCTACTAAACTCATTCCTTCTGTGATATTTCCAAAGAATTGTGAAGCACTAATATCACTTAATGAATCCACATCAACATTTAATATTGTTGATTCTGGACCATATAATTCTGGAATTGATGTATTTGG